TTGCGTGGTGTATCCGATCTCAGCCGCGGCCGGACAAATGCTGCCAAAAATCTTGGAGTACTGAACTTTCATTTCATTTATCGTGTCTATCCAGCTTCCTCTATTAAAACTTGGCTCTTCCAGTATCATATTTTCATCTATTGATAGTAGATTATCAACAACATAATCATCTCTAATCAATTTAGGGTGAAATTTCCCATCCGAGCCATAACGGGTAATACTGTCGATATGGCTGTTAATAGATTCCAAATAGGTTAATGCGGATTGATGTCGGTCAAACAAAATACTAATCCCACGACCTTCTCCTGATAATCCTGATGCGATATTAGCAAAATCTACTGAATCCAAGTACGCCTCAGGAAGACCTACCATGCAAGCTAAAATATACCACATTGCGTGGGCAGGATTATAATCATAAGTCTGAATCACATTTTTAGTGGAAAATGAAAGGGAAGGATTTTTTCTCAATACAAACTTAAACGTAGGACAACGATTTTGCTCACCAATGTAACAATCGTCAAAAAAAGCATAGCACAGACCCCTTAAGGGAGAATTAAGGGTATTATCATCTATAATTTCTCCAATCTTTGAATTCACTGCCTGATCATCTGTACCAAAATAGAAAACCATTGATCCTGTATCTGCTAATACAATAGTTTCCTGTCCGCCAGATGCAGGACGATTTAATTTTCCACTCCAGAGCAATTCATCATTATCTTTAAAGACAGTAAGGAGAGTATCCACAGGACCTTTACATATTCCTTCTGCCCAAGACATATAATATCTATGACCTACAACTTGTTCTTTTCCACCTCCTCCCTTCCCTCCTGTTTTTTGTGTTATATTTTCAACCCGCTCCTTACCATGGCAAAGAAAAGTTCCTACTAACTTGACTGTTCCCAATGCATCAGGAATAGGAGTACCTATTGTATTGCCTGTAAATTGTAATTCCTGCAAAGGAATTCCAGGAGAAGAAATATCAGGAATCATAGGGTCAATGGCCATACCAAGACCGAAACCTATAGATGCACCAAGGAAAATTCCCAGGCCTGGAATAAAAAAGCCTATTACTCCTCCTACTACAGCTCCTACAATACTACCTATACTCATGCCAATATCCTGTATGCAAATTTCATCTGACGCCTAAATACTCTATCAGAGATGTGAATTTTACAAACGCCAATATCATCTATAGCTTGATATACATGTTCATCAAAATATATTGCTGTATGTGAAGATGCTTGGCCATAATGTGATAATATAATATCTCCGTTCATTAGGTTATCCAATCCAATTTCCTCCACATCAAATTCTTTCTCTATGGCTTCTTTCAATAGCTCCCTCGTATTGTGCAAGTGCCAGTCTCTGGGATAGTCTGGAATAAGATTATCTCTCCATTTAATCAATTCCATTTCTTCAAAAACTTTAACTGCAAAATGAATACAATCACAGCCTAATCCCTTGACACCACAATGATGTCGAAAAGGTGTTCCCATCCATTCATCAAGTATTTTCTTAAGTTGTTCTTGTTTTTCAGTATCTTCAAAGAAGTATTTCATCTACATACGCAAAGCGGGGTTTTCTTCAGGTATCCAGGGAAATCCAAGATAGTTTACAATATTGTCATACTTATCCCTACAAGTCTCAATTCTCCCATCACAGCCTGGATATATGTCCACAGTGTTGTTGTCTACCAAGTTGACCATTTTGTAAGCTATTGTAATGGTATTACCACTATGAGCGATGATAGTGCGAGATTCACTTCCAAACTCTACCAAGCCATAAATAAAATAACCAGCTGCATAATTACCAAATGTTGCGCTGGTTAATTTAGTTTTAGTTGCATCAAGAGTAATAGTAGCTACTACCTTATAATTAACTTTAACTTTTCCACATTCACTATCAAATAATTTATGATTGCAAGTAGTTTGATATCTCCATACAGGAATAGGCATTTTCAAGAAATGTTCAAATCCAACACATTCTGCTTCTGCAGAAAGACCTCGAAACGATACAGATTTGATCTGGCCAATAAAAATAACTGACTTTTCCAAAGGAGATTGATCTCGGAACAATCTTGATACTTCAATCCAAGTAATATCTATTGGATTCTGGGCTATATATTGTACAAGAGGTTCAGTAACCCTGGAAAACTGGATTTTCATTACATTAACATCTAACTGAGAATTATATTCTGAACTCCCTCTGCTGATAGTAGCAGGATTATAAGTCTGACCATCAAAAACTACTGCTACATCGCCATTAGTATAGTACCAATATGTACTTCCCACCCAAATCTTATATAGTTCAAGAGGTTTTCTTTTCGCCGCTTCTTCTTTTGCTATATAATCAGCACTAACGTCTTTCATAACAATGTAACCTCTTTTAACCCACGAAATGAAAGTCTAATATCAGCCACTTCTTCACAATTTCCATCTACATAATCAAACTTAATTTCATCAACATCAAAACGAACAGGTAATAAAAAACTAACTATCAACAAATCTAATTCATCAGACGTAACTGCCTTTCCAGTTGCAGAATCTATTACTATAGAAGTAGACGTAGGAGCACTTGTTATTTGCTTAAATACTTTTGTTCCGTCAGGAAAATAAAATTGTATATACTCACCTACTATATCATCACCTACAGCCCAATGTGTAGAATATTCAATATTCTGAATTGATATAGTAGTATCTGTACTAAGAATTGCAGCTGTTACCACAATATCTTTCTTCCAAGTAGGTACCCAAAAATCTCCCCATCTACCCATCTTAGAATCAAAGAATTTTAACATATTCCATAAACAGTCTCTTCCTTTCTCTTGATATCCCCCTTTTATACCGATAAGAGTTTTCTCATACTCACAACTCGTATATCCCAAACCAAGAAATTGAAGTAGATTCCATGGTTTATTATAAATACACTCAATACCATTGTAAGGTATAAATTGGAATACATCCAAGCCCTTATACACCGAAGCCCCTGATTCTGGGATTGTGTATGTAAAGCTTCTCAAACTTTCAAAGCTTTCAATAACTGAAAATTTCAATTCTTGATACTGAAAAACTTTTGCTTGGACTTCTTGAGGATCTTCTATTCTAAACAAATATCTCGGTAATACTAAACTACCAATAGGCCATGTATTACTTAAGTTTGCATCAAGAGTAATTGAAGTAGAAGTCAAGGATCCAATCTTACCAGTTTCATATAACTGAAAATTCGTAGGATTTATGATTATTATGTCTCTACCTACATAGAAATGAAAATTATCTGTTTCATCTACATTTAAAACCTTTTGCCCCGAATTGGCTTGTGAAGACAACGCAGTTCTATCAGGCCAAATAGGAATACCCCACAAACCATATAGATATTTATACAACTTCCGGGCAATCCAATTAAATTCTGTATCATTGATCAATTTTGTTTCATAATCCGCCTGTACTCTTGGCCATGTATACAGAGCTGTACGCTTTTCTCCACCCGTAACAACTTTTTGGATTGAAGTTTTCCATAAATGACTCAAGGAAAATTTCTTTCGAGGATGAATTGTTAACTCTACATCTGCTACATCTGCTGGCATTTTCACCTCAAGACTCTTCTCACTGAAAGTCCCCTATTAGATATTACATTTAATACAGCATCCTGTCCCCTTGATGAAGCAAAATAAGCATCAAGCATTGAAAGATCGGTAACATTTACAATAGTTACTTGCTGTGGAGAAGTCGTTACTACAGGGATGGCTCCTCCCTTTAGTGGTATATGAGCTTCAGGTCCTTTTTCACCAACCATTGCATATTCTGGTCTCATTGAAATTCCACCTTCTGCATAACTTGGAGGTCTTGCACTGGCTATTAAAGCGACTTGTATCAATCCCTGAGCTAAAGCAAGGCCGGCCATAACATAAGAAAAGGGAGGACCTGGAGGATTTGCCAGCGCCATAACAAAGGCTTTATGGGCTGCAATCGTTGCTTCTATTATCGCAAATGCTTTATAAACTCCAAATGCAGCTGCACTCTGCTTTCCTCCTGCCTGAGAAATCATTCTAAAAGTATCTGCAATACTTCCAGTCATACTCTGTGCGAACTCCAGCCGTTTCATCATTGCCTGTCTATCTGTTTCTACCTGCTTGTCCGCTGTTTCCTTGTTGATTCTGCGCAACTCTGTTGCTTCGTAGTTCGCCAGTTCCATAATAGACATTCCCGCTTCCGCACGGGCGGTAACTCTATCCTGGAGCCTTGCCAATTCAAGTTCATAATCGGTCATTCCCAATCGTCTATCTTCTTCACGGAACCCTTCTAACGTCCTCCTCCTTTCTGCATTAGCTTCATACTCGATCCTTGTTAATTCGTTCTCTAAATATTCTTTAGCTTTTATTTGATCAAAACCAATTTCTATTACTTGATCAACCCGAGTCTGTAATTCTTTTCTTTCCTTTTCAGTTGTGGTCATGTTCATTTCTTCATAATCTTTTTGAAAGGCTGCATAAAAATCACGCTGCTCTTTAGTGGCTTCCATAGCCATTCTATTGGTCTCAAGATATAAAATCTCAGAAGCTTTCTTTTTACTGAATCCAATATCAGTCCAATTCTTCAATCTTTTTTCCAATTCTTGTCTTTCAAATTCTGTTTCCGATAGAGTCAATCCCATATAAAATGCGTTTGCATCTGCCAATAGTTTTTCTTTTTCCTTCTTGGCTTCTTTATATTTTTTAGGTACTGGAGCTGGAGGTGGAACTGGAACTCGAACTGGAGCTGGAGCTGGAGCTTTTTTTGGAGGAGGTGGAACTACATATTCTTTTGCCTTCCAAGGAACAGGTACAAGTGCATTCCTCCCTTCCCTTGTCGCTTTCCAAAGTTCTTTCCAACCAGGAAATTTAGGAGCCTTTCTCTTTTCCAAAGAAACCATCAACTTATCTAAATCCTTTATTTTCTGATAAATAAAATAAAGAGCACCTGCTAACAAACCATATTTACCAAGTAATATTCGGCCAACTAATCCAATACCTGCTGCTCCTATTACATCATCAGGGAGAACCGAATAAAATTTATACAATCCCTTAATAGATTCTGTTACCCCTTTCACATACTCAGGTATTTTTTGCTTAAGAACAGTTTCATTACTCTTTATCCAATTTTCAAACTGTTCATTAACTTCTTTTAAATATATCTTTAACTCATCAAATATCCCAGCCTTCTCCATCACCGTCAACTGAAAATATAACCATTTGTCAGCCATCATGGAAAGCTGTCCAGTCCAAGTATCCGACATCTTCTTAGCAAGACCACCGAACTGGGTATTCGTTGCCTTCCAAGCTTCAAATAATTTTTTTCTTGTTTCTTCTACCGAATATTCAACTCCCTTGCTAAAACCTAGCATCGCATTGATTCCACGGTCTCTGAACTGATCAGCAGCAGCGGCGCCGCCAGAATACATCCTTGCCACCTGCATAGCAGTATCTCTGAAAGACATGCCCATTGACTTTGTGTAAGCAGACAAATCTCCAATCAAAGGGATCCACTTTTCAATTTCCTCTCTACTGCCTCCCA